TAATATGTATAGTTTTGTTATTATCAATACAAGTATTATTACATCCTTATTATAATATATTAATAAGGTTTAATAGTATCATTATTATAATATAATAAAGGATTGTTTTAATTTCTTTTAAAAACAGTTCTTTTATTTTTTGCTTCTTTAGAAATAACTGTTTTCTTTTGTATATGAGCATACTATATTCATATTCAGTATAGAATTTATCTTTATCTTGATATTTTATAGATAATATTTTCCATCCCATAGAAGTTGATTCTCCTATTTTATGTTCTGGATGTGTTTCTCTTAGTCTTTGGAATATAGTACCATCTCTTTTTTGATATGTAACTTGTATCACTTCTCCCCCACCTCCTTTTTGGTGGAGTATTTTATCACATTTTGTTAAAATATGCTATAATTACTTTGATTGGAGGAAATTATGGATGAAGTAAAAATAACTATACAAGGTAGTACTAAAGAATATAATCATGTTGATACTGAGATAGAAGCTGCAAATATTATTATAGATGATTTAGGCCTTGATAAGTCATTATTTAAGTATGTTAAGCCATGTGATGACTACTCTACTATAAGATATGATGATGAGGAAGTTGATTTATTTAGAATTAAATATACTGATAGATCTAAATGGATTCAAGTATTAATGACAACTGAAATGAGAAAGAAATATAAAGATAATCCATTATTTGAAGTAGAAAAGAATAAAAATAAAGTATTTTGGAAATCAAATATAAAAGATTTACATGATTATAAAGATATAATTTTAGAAGGCATTTCATTTAAAAATGAGTATAAAAAAAAGAACTAGGATTTCTCCTAGTTTTTTTATACTTCTCTTAGATATTTAGCTTTAATTAGACTATCATAACCAGATACATGAATCATTGCACTATCTCCTATTATTTGCTTTACTTCATATGTTTTAGAGTTTTTTACATAACTCTTTCCCCCTACTAGCATCTGGTCTTTTGTTTTATTTCCTTTTTTATCACATTCTATAAAATCATTAGCCTTTAGCCAATCATAACTCTTACACTTGCCATTTTTATAGTTTTTTACTGAGCATCCAGTCAATTGAGTACATCCAAATAGATTAGAGCCTAGTGGTAGTTTTAATATATCTACTTTAAATATTCCATTAAATTGAACTTTACTGCCTACATGAAGTATCTGATCCACTTTTTCTTTTTTACTTGGCTTAGAATTGCTTAGATATTTCCATTTCTTATTTAATCCTTTAATTATGTTAGTTCCATCCATAAAGCAGCTATCTTCTACAGAATATTCTTTAGTAAAGCAATATATTCCATATTTATTTTTATGCCAATTAGCCATTGTATATTTTGCTTGAGCAATTTCTATATGGCAATGAACTCCAGTTGATTTAGCTCCTCCTCCAGCCTTACTGCCCATATTTCCTAGTTGGTGTCCTTGCTTTACTACTTGATTTATTTTAGCATCAAATGTTTCATCATGAGCTGTCATAAATGTAGCATAGTCTACTCTACCATTAGCAAAGTTCACTTTTGCCACACTTTGCCACAATCCTTGCCCATTAGATAAATCTCTCCATATTAATTTACAAGTACAAGGAGCATAATATGGAAATCTTACTCCTTTTTTTGCTCCTCTTATATCATATGCTTTAGTTCCTTTGTGGCTTCCTACTCCACTATCTTGAGTAATATATACATCAGTAAAGGGGCATAAGAAGTTCTCTCTACCATTGCTTTTACTTGTCTGATTCTTCTTCATATTCTTCAGCTCCTACAGTATCACTAGTGTAGTCTACCTTATTATATTTGATATTAGAAATTCCTGTTATTGTACCTAAAAAAGTAGTAAATAAAGATATTGTTAATACTATCTTTTCAGTATCAAAGTCATATATTTGTCCTAAGCCACCTATTAATGATATTAATGCTGGAATAAAAATCCATAATCCATATTTTAAAATATTATATATTTTATTATTCATTCTCATATAATCACTTCCTATCTTTTAATTCATCTTCTATAACTGTGATTCTTGATTCAGCCTTATACATCCTATCAATTAGATTATTATGTTGATTTACTTTTTTTGTTAATTCTTCAATTTTAAAATCAGTAATAGCACTTGATTTTTTATTTGCTGTTATTGTTGCAATTACACTAGGTACTGCTACACATAATCCACTTATTACTGCTGTTGCTATCTCCATATTCAACCTCCTTTTTAACTTGCTAAAGTTCCTCTTATATAATAATTAACTCCACAGTTTAAGTTTGAACCACTTGCGTGTGTTCTAAACTCAATAGTTATTGTCGAACCACTAATATTGGCAACATAAACATATACACCAGAACTTCTTGAACTTTGTTCTTGTGTTCCAATATATTCATAACTTGATAAACTAAATGGTATTGTTGTAGTCTTTGCAGGGCCATAATATGTTCCAGCAGATGATGATGTACAAGTTATTCCACTATATTGAATAAATTTAGTCATTTCTATTAATCCACTATTCCATAATCTATATTTCCAACCATCATTAGTTCCAGTTTCTATTATGTAATCTGTTATTTCATTTAATCTTTTAGCTAAGTTTATCTGTGTATTTCCAATTTTTGCTTCTATACTTTCATCTTCATTAGGAAAACAATTAATTCCTACACTTCTTTTTAATCTATCAAAGTAAATAATTGGCATTCCTTTTCCTACTGTTAGATTATAAGTTGTAGTTCCTAATCTATCAGTTAATACTACTTGAACATCCCATTCATATAAGTTGTCTAGATTTAATGTAGCTGTTACATTATCTTGCAGAACTACTGCAGTACTATATGTACTATCAGTTGTTTTTTTATACATTGCATATATATTTATAGTATTTTGCCCATCTAGGCTTGAATAATTAGCATCTACTGTTATATCTGTTTGAGAATAAAAGTTATTTTGTCTTTGCAATGTTATATTTGCAGTTGGCAATTGCCATCCTAAGAATTGTAGATTTAATGTTTGAGTTGATGTATTCCCCCTTGAATCAGTTAATGTTACTATTGCATCTGTATTTTCTGCTATATTTAATGCTCCTATATCAAATGTTGCATTGCTACCATCTAATACTCCATTGTATGTTACTCCATTTATTGTAGCTGTTATACTTGATAATGTTGCATATTTATAAGCAGTTGCATTTGCAACATTGATTTGCAATGTACTTTGATTTTGGATTAGTAATTGATTATCTCCAGTTATTGCTATAGAAGATGCATTTGTATCTTCATATGATGCATTAAATGTTGGATTAGCATTTACTATTGTCATTGTATAATCTTTATAACTTAATGATAATGGTGTTTCTCCACTCATTGCTCTTACAGTTTCTCTAACTGATAATGTATTACTATTAGGAATTAATGCTCTTAATGTTTGTTTTTCTGCTTCAGTTAATGTAATTGTTCCACTTGTTACAGTACTTCCAAAATCTCTAATTATTAAATCTGGATTACCTCCAGCTTCTAATTTTAATCTTATTGGATTTGTTTTTCTTGGATTAGTGAATGTTATTGTTACATTATCTGTTTCATCAGTAAAGTTTTGCCCAGAAATAATCTCTGGAAATCTTGGAATTGTAGGCAAACTAACTGATGCACTTAATGTTTTTGTAAAGTTCCAATAATCATTATGTGCAGTTGCTTTTATTGTTAATGTTTTTGTACCATCACTATTATGAGTAACTGTTGTTCCCCCAGATGTTATTGTTTTATCAGTACCTATGAATGTATATACTCCACTTCCACTTACTGTTGGACAATATGTACAAGTAAATTTATAACCTGCTCCATCTATTCTTGTTCCTTTTGTTATGTTATAAGTTAATCTTGTTTGAACATTAGATGTATTATTTGCAATGCTTTGACTTGAATATTTAGCATCTAGATAGAATGTTACTGTTGCAGATCCAGTACTAAAACTTGCTTTTGCTTGTTGTTTCCATTCAGTTGTTAATGTTGCCATTAATTGCCACCTCCTAGAACTGATACTAATCCAATTCCATCATTTACTAATGTACTTCCATTGTATATTTCTATTGGAATAAATCTCATCTTATTACATAATGTTATTTCTTCTTCTATTACTGATTTCCTCATATGAAACTCATCTTGAGCTACCCAGTATATTTTATTGTCATTTTTATCATAACCAGCAAATCCTACTTCATTATTCATTAATACATAACTTCCATCTACTCCATACATTTTCAATCCATTTTTATTTAGTTTTGCTATCAATGTATTAGTTTCATCATATACTTCTATTTGTCCATTTTGATTTAAGTTACTTCCTAATTTTAATGTTCCACCTTTTATTAAGTCTGCTGTTAGATTTATTACATTTATTTGTTCCATATTTAATACATTATCTATTGTCCATGCACTATTGAAAGTTCCATTGATTCCAGTATTACTGAATCCAATTCCTCCATTATTTATCATTATTACATTAGTAGCATTTTCCTTAGGTAATGTATCTACTACTAGGATTTTATCTCCATCATATATTACATATGAATCACTTAAGGCATCCCATATTTGAGAAGTAGCTTGTTCTAATTCATTATTTAATGTTACTTGAATTGTAGAAGTTGCTTCTGTTATTGCATTTTCTGTTATGTCATTTATGTTACTTATTAAACTAGATAATGTTGGAGTAAAGTTTCCAAATTCTAATTGAGTATATTTTTCTAAGATACAATCATAATCAAATGAAATTATATTAGTCATTAAGTTAATTCCTAAGTTTTCATCTATTACTTCTACTGTATCTCCTATATCAGATATTTTCTCTACATTGGCATTTAAAGTATAGTTTACTGATGGAGTTGAATGTTCTGCTAAGTATTCATTGGCTTGGTCATTCAAATCACTTAATAAAGCTTCCTTATATGCTTGTTCATCTACTTCTCCAGTTTCTTCATCTCTATAATCATCTTCTTCTATATCTTGCTCAAATGATATTGTTTTTGTAAATGGTATTGCATACTGCCTTCCACTTTCTAAATATACACTTACATTTGGATCTAAATCATTTAATAATATTCCATCTTTTCCTACTGGCATTAGTTTTGTAACTACTTCATCCCAGTTATATGTTGCAGTTATTTCTTTTAGATTTTTTGCATATCTTATAGTTACTCCATTATCTTGTCCTATTTCATCATATATTCCTATATTCCAGTTGTTTCTTACTAAATGGCCTCCCCATCTCTCTAATACTGTCTGGATGGCTTCATATAGGCTTTTTCTTATACATCTATAACTTGCTATATTAGTTACATCAGAAATAGTAGTAAATGGGCTTGTATCACTTGTAGCACTATTTAAATGATCTAATGCATCATTGCAATCTTTATCTACTACATAACTATCTTCTATTAAGTAATTTAAACTATCATAGAATACATGATTTGCTTTTATTTTTATTTTAGTTCTAGTTTTTTCTATATTAGTAATTCTAAATGGCTGATTTCCTTGAGGAGTATTTGCTACTAATATATTTCCAGATACTAAATAATCTACATATGAAATAGGAGCTTCTATATCTAAATAGAATGCTCCATTATCTTCTTTGTGAACTACTGCTTTAGTAGGTTGAATTATTTTATCTCCATTTGTTGAATAAACTTTATCTGTAGGATTAAATAATCTTATCACTATAACCACCTACTAACATAATTTATACTTGCACTTGTTATAGTTCCACTTAATTCTATTGTATTGCTTCCAGATAACAATCTAAAGTCATCATAATCTCCAGTAACAAGTCTATTCAATAAAGCACTTGTATTAGGATTATATGCTTCTAATATACTTGTATCTATTACTATCTCATTTGTTTCTGATAAATCTATACTAAATATTTGATTTCCATTTAAACTAATACTAATTGTATCAGTTCCATTTATTGTTAGAACTGGCTTAGAATATATATTTCCTTTATTTAATATTGTATTTTCTCCAGTACTTAATGATGTAGCTGTTTCTCCTACTTCATACTTAAAAGGTTGCACATGAAATGTTACTGATGCTGTTCTAAACTTTATCAATTTATCATAGTCTATTTGATTTAAGATTTTAAAATAATAATATTTATCTGATTCATCTGAAAAGATTATTGTTCCATCTTGATTAAAATATTCAATTACTTCATTTACATCATAATTTCCAAATAATCCTATTTCCATTGTTTTATCATATGCACTATAACCTAAATTAGTTATTATATCTCCATCTCTACCATCTATCTCTTCTCTAGTTGCTCTCATTAATGGCTTTGATATTGGAGGCAATTCTTTTATTGCTAATCCATTAATTGTTAATGAATTAACTCCATTGATTATTACATAATTTCTCATTTTCCACCTCCTAAGAATATATTTCATCTGTTACTGTCTTTGTAACAAATTTGCCCATCTTATCATCATCCATAACTACATCCATATCTTCTAAAGCTTCTTTTACTGCTTGAGCCATTAGTCTATAGTTAGTTTCTAATGTTACATTAGGATTTATAGTTGGATTTATACTTGATTGTATTCCAGCATTTAAGCCACTCATGGCATTGTTTACATCTCCTACTAGGCTTGGTATTCCTAATGCACTTGTCATCTCTCTAGATAGGTTTTCTGTAGCATTTACAACTAAATGTGAATATCTATTAATACCATTTGCTAATCCTTCCATAAAGTCTGGCATCCATTGTTCATATTCTCTTAATGGTCCTTCATCTGGTCTAGAGAAGTGTAATAGACTTTTGATTTTATCTGCTACTCCTTTTACTGCATTTCCTACTGAAGCAATCTTATCTTTAATACCTTGCTTCAATCCATCTATCATATCTTTTCCCCATTTTTTAGCTTGTTCTGGTATTTTAGTAAATACTTCTTTTATTTTGTTTATTATCTCTTTTGCAGCATTTTTAACATCTGCTGCTTTTTGTTTCATTCCAGATACTAATCCTTTTATTAAATCTCCAGCAGATTTAATCATTTTAGGAACTCCCTCAATTATTCCTTTTACTATTGCTGCTATTATTTTAGGTATATATGTCAATAATGTTGGAATATATACTATCAATCCTTTTGCTAATGCTAAGATTAATTGTAATGATGCTTTTAATAGCATAGGTAAATTAGCAATTAAAGTAGATACTATTGTTTCTATTATTTGAGGTATTTGATTTGCTAATTGAGGCAATGCTTTTATAATACCTTCAATTAATGCAATTAATAATTGCAATCCAGTTTCTATTATTAATGGTAGATTTTCTACTATTACATTTATTATTGTTGTTATACATTCTACTATTTGTGGTACTAACTCTGGCAATGCTTGAGCAATTCCTTGAGCTAATGCAATTAGTAGTTTTAATCCTAAATCTATTATTGTAGGTAGATTTTGAGTTATAAATGTTACTATTACTGTTATTATTTGTGATAATGCAGTAGTAATAGCACTCATATTAGAAGTTACCATTTGCAATAATGTATTTATCATATTAGTTATTGCAGTTAATAATTGAGGTATTAATGTCAATAATAATTGAGCAATTTGAGGCAATAATGTTTGAATTAATGTTACTATTCCACTCAATATACTTGGTGCTAATTTTATTATTGCTTCTCCTATATTTGTAAATACATTTGTTAGTGATTCAGCTAATGCTTCTGGGCTTCCACTTCCATTTAAGAAGTTATCAAATGCTGCTTTAGTTGATGCAACTGATCCAGATATAGTTTTTTCTGCTTCTTGAGCTGTAGTTCCAGTTATCTTTAAATCTTTTTGAATTACATGGATTGCTTCATATACATCATTTAAGTTTTTAATATCATATTTTTTCCCAGTTAATTTTTCAGCATCAGAAAGCAATCTTTCCATTTCTGATTTAGTTCCACCATAACCTAATTTTAAGTTATCTAGCATTGTATAATTTTGTTTTGCAAATCCTTGATATGCATTTTGAATACTAGACATATCAGTTCCAAATTTATTGGCATTATCTGACATATCTCTAAATGCCATATCAGCTACATCTGCTGCTTTTTCTGTATCTCCACCTAATGACTGTAATAATGATGCACTAAATGAAGTAACACCTTGCATATATTCATTAGCACTTACTCCAGCAGTTTTATAAGCTTGTTGGGCATTCTTTACTACTTTATCAGCACTTTTACCAAATAGAGTTTCTACACCACCTAGATTTTGCTCTAAATCTGCATAACTCTTTACTCCAGCAGTTACTAATCCAGCTAATGCTCCACCTATTGCAGCAGTTACTTTAGCCATCTTCTTTGCTACATCTGCTGCTACTTCTCCTACTTTTTTAAGAGCATCTTTTACTTTGTCCATGTTTATTCCAGATGTTGCTCTTAATTCTTTATTCATTCCTTTTAGAGCATTTTCTCCTTTTGCTATTTCTACACTTAAAGCTCTATATTGTGTTTTTTGCTCTTCTGTTAAGGAATTATAATCTCCCATTTGTCTTTGGGCTTCTTTAAGAGTATTTAATCTTTCAGTAGTGGCTGCAATATTCTTTCTTAATACATCTTGCTTTTGGGCTAATAATTCAGTATTTTTTGGATCTAATTTTAATGCTTGATTTAATTGTTTTAGTTCTGTATTAGTTGAATATACTATCTTATTAACATCTTTTAAAGCTGCTTCTAGTTTTGTGGTATTTCCACCTATCTCGATAGTAATACCTTTTATATTCTTACTTGCCATAATATCTCCTTTCTTATAAATACTAAAAAAACTACTCAATTAAGAGTAGTCTTTGTACTACTCATAAGAGTAGATATTTTTATTGAGCCTCATATACTTCTGTAAAGAATCCATTGTATTCTGCTTCGTTTGTTGCTGATTTTTCCATGAATACTCTAATTGCTCCATCTGTTAATCTTGCAGTTGCTGTTATATCTAATGTATCAGTAACTGGCTCTTTTGAATCTTCTATTGTTTGAGAACTTGTTGATGGTCTAGCAGCACTTACATTGTATAACCAGAATCTTCTATTTGATTGATCTCCATTAATTTGGAATCCTAATGCAAAGTCTGATATTGTATTATCTTTATTTTCAATTAATGCTCCTTTAGTATCAGTAGTTTCTCCTAGAATAGTAGTTCTGAACTCATCATTTATTAAAGCAATTTCTAAACTTCCAGAATAACCTTGATTAGTACTTGCAGTAAAATATTTTGTATTATCTGCAAAGAAATCAGCAGCTTCTCCTTCTGGATCTAAAGTTAGATTTACTGCTCCCGGTAAAGCAAATGGAGTTCCATATGTGATAGTTCCTCCTGTTCCATATGTTATTTTTGCAATATGTACATTTGATAATCCAAATTTAACTTTATTTGCCATATATTTATTACCTCCTTAATATTTCAAATAAAAAAGTACTTATTCAGTACTTAGATTTCATAAAAGTTATGATATATTCTTTCATCTTCATCCCATACTTCAGCTTCTATATCATATGGGATTTTATTATTTGTTAATAATTCCTCAATAGTCTTTTCCAATGCAACATCTTTTTTTTCTGTTACTAATTCAATCTCAAACTCATAAGGTCTATAGTATGTTATTCCATCAGCTTTAAATGTATCTGGGCTTATTTCTCTATATGCTATAAATGGTGGATTTACATTTTTATTGGAATCAAAATGATCATATGCTACTGGTATATCTAATGTCTTTAATAAGTCATATATGTCTTTATGTTCCATATTAACCTCCATTTTTTATAATGTTTTCTACATCTCTTTCATATTGTTTTACTGCTTTTTGTTCTACTGGTGCAATATGTACTTTTGGAGTAGTCATTCCACCATTCCTTTTTAAATGTGGCTTTTCTAATAGATGAGTTAGTTGATAATCTGTTGCATTATGTACTATGCAATCTACATAGCCATTGCCTTTTTCAGTTTTTACTCTCCATCCTTTTCTATATTCTCCAGTTCTTTTAGGAGATGTGTTTCTTAATTCAGCTTGAGCTTCTTTTGCTACTCTTTGAGCATCTGCTGTTATTCCTTCTTGAATATCAGATGAATACTCATTAAGAATATCATTTATTTCTAGAATGCCTTTAACTGCCATTAATACCAATCTTCCTAGCACATACTAAAACAATATCGAACTTGTTTTTTGGATCAATAGTTCTTATTACCATATATCTCTCATTATTCCATTCTAATTCTTCTTCTCCATTGTAATTTAGTCTTTTAACTACAAATTCACATGATGGAGTTAATCCTACCTCTACAGCACTATAGAACTCATTAGTCTTTACACTTTGCTTTTTAGCATAACATTTAGTACTAGTTTCAGAGGAATTGATAATATTTCCTATCTCATCCTCTGTTTTAACTGTACTTATTAAATAAATAATCTCACTATATTCCACTCTCTATATACTCCTTAGTATGTCTTAAAACATCCTTTTGTATAGCATATGAATTAGAGTATAGATTTGCATTATTAACATCTAAAAAACTTAATACATAAGTTATTATTGCAGTTTTTATTAAACTATTAGGATTATCTATTAATGTATCGACTATGCCGATACTTTTAAGGTCTAATTCTGCTGCTTCAATCCATGTAGTTATCATTGAATCGAAATCATCATGATTTATACCTTGTATTTTTTTTATTTCTTCTAGCATAGTCTATTCCTCCTTATTATTCAGTAGGTTTTACAACTAAAGCAAATGCTTTATCAGCTACTGCATTCATTCCTATATATTGTCTACCTAAGATTCTGATAATATCATCTGTCATTAATGTAGTATCATCAAATTTTAAGTCTACTCCATCTCCATTAGGTAGATTTACTAATGCTCCTTGTCTAAAATCTCCTACTATCATATATGTTTTTCCTTCATCTGCATCTGCATATGATGGTAATGAGTTATTAAATACAACTCTGCATCCTTCAAATGGATCAATTGCATAGTTTCCATCATATTGAACAGCTTTAAATGCTCCCCAAGTTAATTTATTCATAACTACTGTTATATCAGTTGCTTCATCACTTAAGTTAGCTATTGCTTCTGCTACTGTTCCTAATGCTGGTGCTGATGTTACTTTATTTGCACTTACACTTGATGAAGTTGCAGCTGCTGGTAAATTAGCAATTATTCTAATTAATTCATCAGTTGCTTTCTTAACTATTTTTTGAGTTAATTCATCATAAATATAATTTAAGAATGCTTCTCCTCTCATATCATATACTTCATCACTTATACCAATCCATTTTTTGATTGATTGAGGTTTTAATTCAACTATTCCTAATGTTAATTCTTCTTCTGGAACTGATGTTTCACTTCCTTCTGTATGAATAGTTGCTTCTCCAGCTGTTAATTCAAAATTAACTTTTAGATTTCCTTTAGCATTTACTTTATTAACTAAAGACATAATATCTGATTTTTCCCATGCAGTTTTTACTAAATCATAAACTAATTCTGGAACTGCTACATCTCCACTTACATTTTCAGTTAATAAACTTCTTAATTCCTTTTCTTCTCCAGTTTTAATATATTCTGCATAAGCATTAATATATTCTTGAGTATTTCTAATTTCTTTGTTTTCCATAATTGTTCTTTCCTCCTTAACACTTTCTTTTACTTGGAAACTCTTTTCTTCTATTTCTTTTGCTTCCTCTTCTTGTTTTTCTTGCTCTTCAATTTGTTTTTCTTCTTCGTTTAAAGCTTCTACTTCTTCAGTTAATTCTTCTATTTTTTCAACTTCTTCAGTATTTTCAACTTCTTCACGAATCTCAACTTTACGAGCTTCAATTTCTTCTTTTCTTGACATATTCTGCCCTCCTTTTTATTAGTTCTTTTAGGCATCCTAAACTCCTATAAAACTGCTCTCCAGCAATCTATTAAAATGTCTTAGTTACTCTCCAGTAACAAAAAAACATCTCTCCAGATGTTCTTTCATTGACATATTAATCTAATTTTGATAATAATTTTTCTTTTGCTTCTTGTAGTTTCTTTTGTCTTTCTTCTTCTGCTTTCTTTTCTTCTACTTCTTTTCTAATGCTTTCTCTTCTTTCTAAGAAATCATTATTGTTTAAATCTCTTGCTACTGATACATCAGTTGCATTGTAGAAAGGTTGGTCTACTACTGATACATCAAATAACTTTCCTATTTTTGTTATTGTTCTTGTATCTGTATCATAATCATAATTATCTTCTTCTACTGTAAATGCAAATGATTGTTTATCTATTAATCCACTCTTTATAGCATTATAGATATTTCTATGGTCTGTAATATCATCTTGTAATGTAGCATCTATCATTAATCCTTTATCATCTACATCTAATTTTAATGATTTATTTCTAGTTCTTGCTAATACCATAAAACTATCATTGTGATTATATCTTAGAACTACATCAGACATATCAGCTCCATCAAATGCTTTAGAATCAATTACTTCTGTATAATCATAAGTTTCTGGGCTGTTAAATACTGCTGCATAACCTTTTATCTCCATTTTTCCATCTTCTGTATCTTCAGCTCTAAATTGTAAATCTAATTTTCTAATTTCCTTCTGTTTCATTTGTTTCATCTCCTTCTTCTTCTCCTACTTGATATTCATTTGCTATCGAACTATCTATGTGATTAAGGTCTTGCATTATGACATCTCCATCTTCTCTTGGTGCTAAATTAAATACTTCTCTTAATTCATTGACAGTCATTATGTTATTTGCATATCTTAACAAGTTTATTTTTGTATTATTACTTGCATATTGTAATCTATTACTTTCAAATAATATCTCATTTCCAAAGTTCTTCTCAGTTGGAGTAAATAGTTTATTACTGAACTCAAGGCTCATTTGTAATCCTATTGGCTCTAATACTGATTCATAAAATGCATTCCACTCATCCTCTGAATAATTACTTTGTACTATTGCATCACTTACTCCAAAATAAGCAAGTATTTTCTTATCTATACTAGTTACTTGAGATTCACTTGCAGTAGTAGGCTCAATCTTAACTGGAATAAATTCAGTAGTTGCATCTAATCCTCCTATACCACTTCTATCAGATTGCCTTACAAAATCATTTACAAATTGATCTCTCATCTTTTTAACATCTTCTGGCTTTAGCATTGCTTTAGTGGATTTAATTACTCCCTTTATTGATTGAGTAGTTTTTATTGCATTTACTATTCCCTCATCTAATACATGCTTTATTGATAATGCTTTTATTATTGGCTTTGTACTTCCACCAAATAATCCATCTTTTCCTACAAATCTAGTTAAATGAATACAACTATCATATGGAATAAATCTTTCTTTGCTTCTTCCAAACTTGAACTTTAGCCATATCTTGCCTTGATACTCATAATATTTACCTTCACTAAAATCTAATGGGTATAATCCTGTTACTTTTAGATTTTCATCTCTTTGAACATAAATAAAAGAGTCATTATATAACTCTAGATTTGATATTACTTGATAATAAAATTGATATGCATTTTGTATTTCATTAGGTTGCTTTGCTAATAACTTATATAAGTTGCCTTTTAGATTTTCCATTCTTCCATTGAAGTTCCTAATATGTCTTGGATGCATTTTAGCTCCATTCCTTGCTATTGCATCTACACATTTCATTACATCTGGATCATTATGGAAATCTCCTTTATATGGAGTAAATACTGCTTTTTTATCATCTAATAGTTTTACTTCTGTTGCTGTTTCTGGTGCTGTAGTACTTTTATCATTTCCAAATATAGTACTGAATAAACTTCTAATGTTCATTAATTTACCTCCTCACTAATGTAATTCAAATATTCTTGTTGCCTATTGACATAAATAACATAAGCATCCATTAAAGAAGCTGCTCCATCTATTCTATGTTTTGCTTTTTCTTTAGATAGCATTATATTCTCATTGTCATCTACTTTTACTACTACATTTGATAAGTTCCATTTCAATATAGGATTGTTGTTATAATTTATCTTTTTGTCCATCAAATCAGCTTTCATTTGTTTTAATGGGGCTGATTCTGTCTTATAACCTTGTCTAACTTCTTGCATTGTGAATCCATTTTCCAACATTTCATCACACCAGAACTGAGCATTCCAACTATCATAACCTACCCATAATGGTCTTAAATCATTCTCTTGCACTTCTTCTAAGAACCACTTAGTAACATCATGATAATCTATCTTGCTATCTCCACTTAATCTTAGCCATCCTAACTTTAGCCATTTATCATATGGGATTTTATCTTCTGTTACTTTCTTTTCTAGGAAATTAGATGGAATCCAGTACATTTGCTTTATTCTTATTTTTCCTTTTACAACTCCTAATAAAGTTGCACAAGTCAAATCTGTAGTACTAGATAAATCACATCCACCTATACAATAGCAATCTTTCCAATCTGAATATATTTCTTCATTATTCAAATCTTCAAATGATAGCCATGCATTTATACTATTTTGTCTTACATTAAAATCCTTGCATAATAAATTGACTAATTCTATAGGATTGTTTTTTGCTCTTTCTACTTTCTCTCTTAATGATTTTAATGATTTTATCTTGCCTAATGATGGATTAGCTTTATACCAGCACTCTTCATTTGTCCATTCTTTTTCATCATCTAATTCATAAATGATTGGCAATAATACATCATCTTGAATTGTTCCATCTATTACTTGAGCTGCATAATCATACTCTATATCAAATACATTTTGCCTTACTGTTCCCATTGTACTTGTTTCTAATAATAAAGGCTGTTCTCTTGCACTCATTGAATCATACATAACATCTAGCAAGTTCTTATCTTTCCATGCATGAACTTCATCTGCTATTACTAAATGAGCATTTAATCCATCTAAAGAGTTACTATCAGATGCTAATGCTCTAAAGCTTGAATCAGCATCATCATAATATATTCCACCTACTAGACATCTTATTCTCTTTGCTAAGGCTGGGCTTTTCTTTATCATCTTTTTGCTTTCTTCCCAGACTATTTTAGATTGATCTCTTTTAGTTGCTATTGAATATATTTCAGCTCCACCTTCATTGTCTTTTGTTAGCATATAATTTGCTATTGCACTATCTAGAACTGATTTCCCATTTTTTCTTGCTACAAATAAAATGGCTTTCCTATATTTCCTTAATCCAGTATCTTTATCTACAAATCCAAATAAAGACTGTAGAAATGCTTTCTGGAATAATTCTAATTTTAAAGGTTTTCCATTCCATTTGCCTTTTGACTGCCTACAGTACTTCTCAATAAAATGAATACATCTTAAACTTTTCTTTTCATCAAAGATATAAGTATGTGTTTCATTTTCTCCAGATAGTTTATTGTGAAATGTTACTTTCTCCTCTTTCTTTATATTTTCTACTATTCTCTTATAGATTGTTTTTACTTTATTTCCTACTTTATTAGGATTTTCTTCAATCCATTTATAATATTCTTCTATATATGTCATAGTTCATCAGAATCAAAGTCATCTTCACTTGATTTGTTTTCTTGATTCATCATTTCTCTTAACTTTAGTATCTTATTAAATGCACTATCACTAGTTTTTGTATATTTATCAACTGCTGGATGTACATATACATTCTCTCTGCCTTTTACATACTCTTTTGTTATTGTTGCTCCATCTTCTTTAAATGATTTCTCTAGTGAATCCAACATTTCTATTTGTACTTCTAGCAAATGATAACTTGTTAAGAATGAAGCATCATCTTGA